CCACGTTCACGCAATGTAGATATGTATATTTATTTGGGTGTAATGACCAAAGAACAACTTAAATCAGATAGAATTTTAATGGATGATAAAGGTGGATTAAGTTCAGATGAAGTATTATTTGATATATCGCAACGAAAGAAAGATATAATGAATTCAGCATTAAAACTTATTAAAGAAGTCTCTATAGATTGTAGATTAAATAGCGTAGAAACACAGGACCCTAAAAATCAACATAAATGTATAAATTACACTTTTAGTAATCGAAATTCATATGCATATGTACCAAATATAGAAGAAGAAGCCGAAGATGATAATAGAAGAAGACATTATGACGCGATACGGGTTGAATACAAACGTATCTCCATAACAGATAAAAAAACAGGTAAAAAAATAAAATATGCTTTAAAGATAGTTACAGATGGGCCTGATTTAATATATGATTTAGAATCGGTTAATTCTGGGCGACCAAATGAACCTATAGGTGAAATAATCAAAGGGAAACCTGTATTCTATTAATACTTAAAGAAATCATATTATATAATGATATAAAATGAAACTAACTTATTTTGATGGACGCGGATTAGCAGAGACTTCTAGAATAATATTGGCAATAAATGATGCCGAATATGAAGATTTTAGATATCCAATGAAGGTCAATGATTGGAAAACACATGATATAGAGAAAAAGGAATTTGATGATGATAAGGCTAATGGAAAATTATCCAAATCGTTAAATAAAGTACCTTTTTTATTAGATAATGGTATTATTATATCACAATCTAAAACTATAGAAAGATATTTGGCTAGAAAATTTAATATGATGGGAGACACAGAATCAGAACATGCTATTATAGATAGTATATGTGAATGGGTTAGAGATTTCAAAGATGCCTATCAAAAAATTAGACATATCGATGAAGAAAAAAAGGAAGATGCTATGAATGAATGGTTTAATAAAACATTAGTTGAAAGATTCCTATTATTAGAGCATATTTTGGGAGAAGAAGGACATTGTGTTGGTAATAGATTAAGTTTAGCAGATGTAGTATTATATTCTTTTATTACACAATTTTTTGATAATAAAGAAGGTGCACTTAATGCAACTAATTCGGCTCCTAAATTAAGAAAAATTATCGATACAGTTAGTGGTAATGATAACTTAAACAAGTGGTTAGAAAGAAGACCCAATACCTGTTTTTAAATGTTCATACACTAATATAGATAAATTGTTAGGAGTTTTTAATATTAATTTAAATTTGGATGTAGCAAAAAACTTATTTGGTTCGGGTTGTCCAATATATTTCCAATTATTAAAATTAATAGGACAAGTTTCTCTTCTAATTACTTTTGTATAAGATTCATTAATTTCATCTCTAATTATTAAATAAAATTTTGAAAAAGGATAATTTGATTTAATAATTTTTTTAGTGGTTCTGCAAAAGAACTATATGATATTATATATATTTTAAAGTTAGTAAAATTTTTACTAGTTTTAAAATAAGGATAACTATATTTTATAGTATCATAGTATTTACCAGTACTATTCCATATCTCTATACCAATTACTAAACTTTTATTTTCAATAATAGTGTTATATAAAAGTTCTATTTCTTTATCTATATCATATTTAATTAGATTATAAATGATATCATACATTTAAAAATAATAAATTAATATTTACAATCAATTTTTAATATAAATTTATCTAATAGCAGAATGCATTATCGTTATACTATTTATTTAATTATTCGCAATATTATGAATTTAAAATATTCATCACACTGTTGGTATCTTGGTCTCTAGTCGTTACCTTGAATATTAACTGATTCTGTAAAGATAAATTCAATAATCTTGGACTGTAGTTTGATGTAGGGGTAGATGTACCATCTAATAAACTGTCATTACTAATACCTGTAATGGTATTTTCGACACTTCCATCTGAGTCTTTATAATTACCAGGTGGTGAAATATAAATAGCATTGATAAAGCCCTCATTATCGTTTGTATCACTATCATTATTAGTAGAAACTTCAGTAGTTAAATTAACAATATAGTGACCTTTAGTTCTATTTATAAAATCTATAAAAGACTTTTGATTTGTATTCGGTGTTACTAAATTATAATTTTCAATAATAATTTTATCACCAATTCTGAAATTTCTATTATTAAAATATTGATTGGTTGCTATCTTAATATAATTACTATTTTCTTTAGGAAAACTAGCAGCCTTTTTAACTTGTAAATCGGCAACAGATTCTATAGTAATAGCCGAAATATCTAAATTATCTCGTAAAGTATTAATTGGGTCACCATCAGGTGTTCTTATTCTAATCGACATTTTTGACAAAGATGCTAATGGTGCAGGATAAAAAACTTTTTGTTCCCATCCTATAGGAATATATCCCATAAATCCACGAGTATATTGTTTTTCAAAATTTTTACCATTATAATTAGCATTAGTTCCTATTTGAGATGTTTCATTAGTTACTTGACTGCTTGTTAAAATATCACATTTATATTCTTTGTCAAATACTAAATGCGCAAATGATTTATCTAAGTTTGTATTACTACCATAATATACACCATCAAGTTCATCAATATGTAAAACTAAAAATGGATAAGATTGTAAACCTAGATATATACGGTTATCGAATGGTAAAGGTGTGTTATCTTGACCTAATATTATTTTCATTAATTGGACTGAAATAACATTTTTATATATTTTACCTATGCCAACACCCTTTCTATTAGGATCATCACTAGGATCAAAATTTACGGTATAAGTATAACGCGATTCAGTGTCATTTGCCCAATTCCTATCACGGCTATTAATACTAACAAAATTTACTCTTTCGATATAATTTTGTTTTTCAAATATCTTATTTTTTAATGATTCATAATTTGGATTTTCTATAGGGTCCATATTATTAATATTTCTATCAAGTTGAACTTTAACTTCTTTATTCTTAAATTCAGTATTCATAAATATTCTAGGGTCTGGTAATTTTTCTACATCTAAAGTTAAATTATTTTTGAATTCATTATTAGATTTTTGGTTAATATGAGTTCTTTGGGATAATATTTCTTCCTCCATTTTTTCGGCATTTTTAACAGTATTTTGAAATTGTTTTTGGTCGTCATAAAAATTTCTATACGTTTCTGTATCCTTATTTCTCTGATTTGCTTGACTTTGATATAATTCCATTGGATTTTTTGTGATATCAATATTAGTACTTAAGTCATCTGATAAATTAGATATAGATAATCCCGATAACTCTGCCGAGTCATACGATAAAGTTAAATTATCATTTTGATTACTTGGTTCAATGTGATTAACGGATTTGGGTAGCCCACGTCTTTCATTAACTAATTCACTATATATTCTATTATTATTTACATTATTTGTATTTATAGGGTCTGTAAACATATCACCAGAAGCCTTTGGTTGTACTATTTTTCTTTGTTCATTTAATTTATTGAACTGTTCATTTATAGATAATTGATTTACATTATTATTAGGTCTATCAATAATATTAATATTTTGTTTAGTTTCTAATTCTCTAATTCTTCTACTATTATGTTTATTTTTCGTATAAGATAAATTTATATTTGTATTTGCATTTGTATTACTTGTTTTTTGTATTAGATTATTAAAATAAGGTATTGTTTTATTAATAACTGTACTATTTAACATATTTAAATCTGTATTACTCGGAGATGCTTGTAGCACTTTCTCACATAATTTAACAAAAATTTTATAATATTTTTTATCGTTGTTCATGTCTATATTACTGTTGTTGTAAATATTTTTTCTAACATAATTAAATAATAAAGATTTATTTTTATCAGATAAAAACGTAATTTGTGAATCACTCATTTATTTATATACATATATTTTATAAATAAAATGAACATACTTAATCTTTTATAAAAAATTTATTTCTAAAAGTATTCATAGTATCATCATCTATTTTATTTTTAATTAATTCATTATAATCATGTCCTTCTAATAATTTTACTATAAAATTTATGCTATACACGCCACATTCTGAATTTTTATATTGGTGACGGATATTATTATAAAATAATTTTATTTTTTGATTATTATTTTTAGCCTGGGATTTAAGTCTATTCATTAAAATTCTGACCTCTTTAGGTGGTTTAATACCATAAGAATCGAAAAAATAAATATTATTTTTATTTAAATCTATAAATAATGCTACCCAATGAGAACCGGGTTCATCGTGTTTATCTAAGTTAAATACTACACCTATTCTTTTAATATTTTTACGTTTTATTGAATTAATATTTAAACTACACATTTCATTAACTATACATGAACCAAAGGAATCTTTATTATCAAAATCTATTGGAATAGCACCAATGTATTTAAAATCTGAATATTTTTGTTGATACTGTTTTAATACATTATTTATATCTGTAGTAGAAAGCCATTCTCTTGTATTTTTATACCAAGATTTAGGCATTTTGGGTCTAAATGCGTGCTTAATTTCTTCATCATTTAATTCTTTTATAAATGGTAATTTGCTCCAACATAATTCATCATTACATAAATTTTGTAATTTTTTATTTAATAAATTCCATAATATTTCAACAGAATCTGAGTTACTAAAAATTATTTTATTATTATTTTTTTCATTCCATTTATTTATAATTTTTAACAAGGCATTTTTAGAGAAACATGAGGCATTATTATTATTTTTAGGATTACATTTACTCATATTTTTAGAATTTTTTCTGGTTTTTTTTCTTGGTTTATTGCTAGATTTAATTGTATATTTCATATAATTTAATTAGAAAATATTTAAACATGATTAAATTTATATTATATAAATATGAATATACTTAAACAAGATAGTAATATACTAGAATTAAAAAAAATATTAAACCAAAAAAAAAGAGAATTATCTTTATTTAATTCAATTAAAAAAGCAGATGAACGTGAATTAAGATTAGACGAAGAAAAACATATAAGTAATTTAAAAATAATAAAAGATAATATTTTTAAAAAAATTAAAGACTTACAAAAGAACATCATAGAAATTGATGAAAATATGGTTGAAAATAAATATAAAATACAAGAATCCAGTATAGAATTAGATATTAAATTATACAATGATAAACTAAATGTATTTAACTTAAAATTAAATCATACAAAAGAATCTAAAGAGAATAAACTAATACAGATTTCTAATTTAGAAAAACATTTAGAAACAAATACCGTTGCAAATCAAGCAAAGTTAAATGATATTACATTACATGAGGATACTATAATAAAAAATAATGTGACTATAACTAAGGAAATTAAAGATTCTATAATAAAATTAGAAAAGGAAAAGAAAGATTATATTAATATTTATAAAAATTCCAAATCAAATGATACTGATATAAATAAAAACAAAATACTTAATACTTACCTAGAAGATAAAATAAATATATCTAATTTGATAAAAACTACAAATGATAAAATAAATGTTTTAGAGGATAAAATAATAGAAATAGATGAGGAGTACCAAATTAAATTAAAGGATATTTATGAAAGGAGACAACTATATAAATCAAATTTTGAATCTAATTATAATGAATATAATAATAAAATATTAGAAGATGAAAATAATAAAATAATGATTACTAAAGAAATAGAACAATACACAAATAATATTAAATTATTAAAAATAAAAAAAAATAATATTTCTATAAATAGGTTAATTAGTAATAATAATATAAAACTTACCAACTTAGAGAAAACATCAACTAAGATATCCAAAAAAATAGTAGAAAATATTACTTATTTAGATAAATATGATACCGATTATAATAAACAAAAAGAAAATTTAGATATAGAATTTGACGTTTCTAAAAAAAAGTATGATTCAACCGTGACACAATTTAAAAAAGAAATTTTTAATTTAAAAAAAAAATTAGAAAACAATAAGAAAAATAGTTGTAATAATAAAATTATTAGTAACATCCAACAAAATAACAATAGAATAATTAATACAGATAATAGTAATTTTAATCAACAAATATCAAAATATGATGTAAAATTAGTAAGATATAATATTAGATTAAAAGAACATAACGATAATCTAAATAAAGAATTAATAGAAGTTAGAATGGAGAAGAACCAATTATTATCTAACCTAAAATTTGATAAAGAAAAACATGATATTGAAAATTTAAAAAAAAATATTGAAGAATTATCATTGTGTCATAATACATTTTATTCTAATATACATGATATAAAATCTAAAATTAGGGATAAGGAAAAATATTTAAACATTTTTAATAATAATGAAACCCAAATGACAGTTGAACGTACTGAATATTATAATAAAATAGATAAGTATCAAAAATTACTAATTAATATGGAAGACCAAATTAAATCTGAAAATAATAATATTTCTAAAGTAAGATTAGAAAGAGACCAAACGAATAATTCTAACAAAATAAATTTAGTATTATCTATTAATCAATTAGAATCAATAATTGAAAAAAGAAATACACTTTAAATATTTAAATATATTTTATTAACTATATTTATGACTGATATTAAAATAAATATAGTTAACACATATTTATCAATGATTGAAAATAATAAGATTTTAGTGGACGATAATAGGTTATACGAATTAATAAAAAAATTAATAAGTGAATTAAATTCTATATTAGATAATAATAAATATTTATATTTAGAACTAGAAAACAATAATAAAAAAATTATGACAAATTCAAAAATTAATAGTAACAATTATTCTAACCAAATCACCATATTAAAAAATAATAATTATAAATTAAATAAATTAATAGATAGAATAAAATCAGATAATTTAACTAATAAATACACTAAATTATATGACGCAGAAAAAGACAATTATAAAAAATTATTAGATACAAAAGATGAATTAGAAATTACTATTTCAAATTTACAAAATAGCATTCAAAAAAATAATATTTCTAATAAAAATAATAATAATGATAATATTTTTTTAAGAAAAAGTAATTATATAGAATATCTTAGAAATAATAAACAAAGTATATTAAATAATAAAAAACTCGCACAGGAAGATAAATTGAAGTTGAATAATTATAATAAAGAATTGTTAGAATTAGAAAATAATTACATTATTAATTTAAATAAACTTAAAAATGATGTTAATAAAAATATTAAATACTATGATTCTAAAATATCTAACAATAATACTCTATACGAGTCAAGATTAATAGAATGTAAGAACTATAAATTAGACGAATTTGAAAAACTAAAAAAAGAGTTAGACTATAATTATAATACTAATAAAAAAAATATAGAAAATGATATAACATCTTTGAACAATATTAAAATAAAATCAAACAAAGTTAAATTCGAATTACCAAAGATTATTAATAACATAGATATATCAGATGAGACAATCTATGAATCTAAATTAGAAAATTGTATACATAATTACGAAAATATTATAAATCAATTAGAAAAATCACAAACAGAACAAAAAAATACAAAAAAACTATTTGATGAAACTAATAATAAAAATACTAATAATATTTTTATTAAAATTAAACCATATTTAGAAGAAATAGAAGGTAATACTAAAAAAATTAGTTCTTTAACGAATTTAAGTAATAATTTACAACACTATAAGGTTATGAACGATGATAATATTAAACAATACGAAGATAATAAAGAAAAATTAACAAAATTGAAAAATATAATTGATGATTTAAAAGTAAAAATTGACGAAATAAATTATAAGTATAGAATATTGTATAATGATTAGTAATTTTAAACAAGTAATTGATTTTAACAAATCCTTTGGAATTTTTATAAGTGATATAGAAATTCCTAACATTTTCGATACTAATAGTAAATTAGTATTATATAGATATTCTTTAATAGACGAGGAAGTAAAAGAACTTAATGATGCATTTGAACAAAAAAATTTTGTTGAAGTTATAGATGCTCTATCAGATATTTTATATGTAGTTTATGGTGCCGGAACTTCTTTTGGAGTTGATTTAGATGAAAGATATAGATTATATATGAATTCTGATTTAAATAAACGTTTTAATACTAACGTTACTAATTATGAGAATACTAAAAGTTATTTAATTAATAATTTAGACATTAAACTACCAGTCAATATTACTAATATTTTTGAAAATAAACTATATGATTTTATAGATAATACTATTAAACGGATGCTTGGAATTATTAATAAATTAGTTAATGCTTTAAATATTAGTATTATTACTAAAGATTTTGATGAATTAAAAACTAGTTTAACTAAATTATTATATTATACATATTGTTTGGGATGTTTAATGGGTATAGATTTAGATAAATCTTATAATATAGTACATAAATCCAACATGTCAAAATTATGTATTGATGAAACTGAAGCTAAAAAAACTGTAGATTGGTATAAAATAAATGAAGATAGATATGATACGCCAAATTATAGAAAATCCTATAATGGTCAAAAATGGGTAGTATTTAATGAATCAACTGGAAAAATTTTGAAATCTATAAATTATAAACCAGCTAATTTTAATAGTATGTATAAATAAAATTATCTAATTTATAGGTAATGAATAAACTAATAATCTTATTTTTAGTTGTACTAATTTTTGTAATATATAATTCTAAAAAAGAAACATATGTTTGTTCGAAACTAGAATATAAAGATAGGTTAGATAAAAATATAGATACCTATATTAAACATATAAAACTTTCTAATACAAATAATGTTGCTTTAGAAAAGTTGATAAATCATAAAAAATGCTGTGATAATAAAAAAAATAGAATAACACAATGTAAAACAATACTACCATTAGTTATAGATATACATATTATGACAAATTTTTCATTTGATTTGGGAGGTAAAAAAATAGAGAATGATATTAAAAGTCATGAAATTAGAAATACATTACTACCTTATCTAAATGAAATATGGAGACATGCTTGTATAAAATGGGAGTTAAGAAATATTTATGTTGAAAATATTGATGATAATTTGGTAAAAGATTACCCTAAAGATTTTTATAGAAATCAAAAACATAAAGCATTAATTTATATGTTAAAACATTTAGATATGTCATTATTAGAAAATAGAATAATGTTACGTAATGAATTATTTAAAATGTCTAATATATCAAATCTAAATAAGAACAAGTTTAATATTTATATTTTTCCATATTTAGGGAAAAATATTACGGGATTAACATTTAATTTAGACCATTATGGTGTAATGAGTTTAGTAGGTTTATGGAATAATTATTATCAAAAAAATAATATTAAGAATGATGAAAAATTAACCGATACCAAGTGTAATGGATTATCTTTATTTAAAATGACTAAATTTCAATTAGCATATTTGATATCAAAACAGTTAGGATACTCTTTGGGATTAAAAGAGTCAGATAATCCAGTTAATATAATGTCTAAAAATATTATAGATTTAAGTACATATATTTTTAAAAAACAATGTGGATATGCAAAGAACCCAAATCCTTATCTATCAACACATATTACATCACAAATACCAAAAAATATGGAAAGTAAATGTACGCCAATGATTACCTCCAAATTAAAGCATGATTTAATATTAAAACAAATGCAACATCAAGATTCGTCTAATAATAAAATAACATTATTTTCTTATAAACAAAAACATATTATAATTAAAAATATTCTAAACGGTGAAAAAAAATTAGTTAGTACAAATAAAGATATTATAGATTATCCATTAAGTGCAGAATGTAAAACTGTTTTAGCTGAATGTAACCTATTTGATAGAAAAAAAATTAATAATATTAATGAAAAAAATAAGTGTGTCCACACTGTATTTAAAATTATAAATGGTAAACCCTTAGAAGAACTAAATATAGAAGAAGAAACATATGGTGATTCGGATTTATTTAAACAAGACTACAATCCAGATAAGTGTATTTTTCCGATACTATCAGATGTTGGTAAATTTATATGTAAAATACCTAAAAATATATTAGAAACATCAAAAATATGTAAGAAAGAAGAACCTAAAAGTTACATGGATAAAATAGATTTTTCACACTATTAGGGAAATCTAAAATTAATAGGGACTAAGAAAAG